ATCTTTTAACTCAAAATCATCATTTGGAAACCATCGAAATTTATTATTTTTTTGTTGGATTTTTAACTCAATAAAATATATATCATTACTATCTAAAATATCCCGTAAAATTCCTTTAAATTCACTATAAATTTCCATTGGGGCATAATTATATATTATTTGTGTAAATAAGTCATAATCACTAAAATATTGTTGAGATTTTAAATTAGAACTTCCCTTTAGTTCTATTGGGTTATTTTTAAATTTTAATATTTTCATAATATGTTTAATATCATCTTCTAAATCAAAATTTCCTTTTTCTTCTAATATATCCATATTATTTATATTAGAAATTAAAAATTATAATAATCATTTTTGTCATCATTAAAATAAAGGTTACTATTATTTTTATATTTTCTATGATATAGAGGCTTACCGTATCCTAAAAGTCTCTTTTTATCCTCATATACTTTTAACGTATCATCTCTTAATGTTTCTGCATCCACAACTAAATTATTACAATCTACATATAAAGCGTTTCTACGTAAGAGTTTTTCGGCATTTGTACCACCAAAATCAAAACCTGCAACAAGTGCAAGATTTGGATATTTAACATTTATATCATTAGTATATTGTTGAATTTCTGCAGGTGTTGCATTTACATTATTTTTATAAAAATAATATTTTTTAAATAAATCAATAGAAAAAGTTTTTATATTATTAGCGTAATTTTTATATTGAGCTTGTGCCGTTATAGTTTTTGGGTTTCCATTTGCTTTAGGATTTTTTAGATCTTCTAAATTATTTAGTCTTGGAGTACATTTTTGTATATAATCACTATAATCAAATTCTACTTTTTCGTCAAATATTCTTTTTTCTTCTAAAAAGTCAGCCTTTGTTACAGATTTTTCCCTAGTTGTTTCAAATGCTGGAATTTCTGGTTCAACATATAAAGGCGGTAAGCCTGCTAATATCCTCTGTTCGGCTTGTTGTCTTTGTTGTTCTTCGGTAGTTCGTATAGATTGTCCTGTCTGAACATCTCGTTCCCTTTGTGCTTCCGTTTCCGCTTGTCTATATTCTTCAATTTGTCTCTCGTCTGGTTGAAGTGCGTTAAGTTCTGCGGGGCTTAATACTCCCCTAGATGCAAGATTTGCCCCAAAAATTGACCTTTGCATTTGTAAAACTTGGTCGTCAGATAAAGGAGCGTTCTGGTCATCTGTTAATAATTGTATTCTTCGTGCTTCTGCGTCAGCTTGTGATTTAGTCATATTATTTCCTACTAAAGCATTATTATATATTACTTTATGAGCTGGGCTTAATTTAGATGTAATTTCATTCAATTGAAAATCTATGTCATTTTTAGTTATTGGCGAATAAGTACCCCGAAATAAAGATTTTTGCATAAAAGTATATACTGATAAAGCTGTTAAAAGTTTTAATAAGTATGTTTTATTAAATAATAATTTATCCGCTGCGAGAATACCGCCACCTAATGGAACATTAAAAATATATTTATTAATATATGCATTAAGTCCAAAAACTAAAGTGTCAATATAAGGTCTTAAACTTTGTATATTTGTTTTTATTGCTTCCCTTGTATCTTGTGTAATTTCTAAATTTATATAAGATCTTATTAAATCATTATAAAATCTAATAACCTCGGCATTGTCTAATAATTCAGTAAAATATGTTCTATTTTGTTGTGATGTTGTAACAATAGAAGCTTTTACATCAATTAGAGCCAATTTATCTAAATTATCAATACGAATTTCTAATAAATTAATTACTTTTTCAGATTCTTTTTCAGTTCTCTGCTCAACTGTTCTATCTAGTTGAGTGTGCGGTTTTACGTCATCAGTCCATCTTTTAACCCAGTCTCTCTCAAGTTCTAGAACTTTTCTATATTGTTCTCTATCGTAATTTTGAACATCTGCGACTTCATCTTTAATTGTGTCATCATTTGTCCCGTCTCTATTTCTAAGATTTAACATATTAATATATATATATAATATGCAGATATAAAAAAAGAAAAGATTTATATTATTTAAGGTTTATATAATTCGTGATCTTTTACATAAGACGAAGCCTTAATCATACTTAGCCCTTGTTCTTTCATAATTTTTTTTACGAGTTCATTTCTTTTATTGCCACCAGTTTTTTTAGGTTTTCCTTGTCCAGCCATTGAAGACGCTTTCATATTGGCAACTGGTACTAATTCCCGCCCTCCTTTCATCTTGCTTGGTCTTCCCCGTTTTTTTCCAGCACCAACTGCATCTAAAAGATTTCCTGCCATTTGTGCCCGTGGATCTGGTACCATTTTTAACAAAGGTTTCGCAATTTTTAAGACTGGGGAAGCTACGGTTTTTATACCGCTCCAAACATCATCAAAGAAGCCTTCACCCTCTAAATGTTTTTTTGCCGGTCTGCCTCGTTTTTTACCACCACCAACGACTCTTTTTACACTTTCTCCTATTAGTCCAGCTCCTTCTAAACTAGATTTTTTAGGAAGTCCTAATTCAGTACCACCAGTCATTTTTTTACTTGGTCTACCTCTCTTTTTACCTGCTCCGACTGCGTCTAACACATCCCCCGCCATTTGTGCCCTTTTATCTGGTATCATTTTTAATATTGGTTTGGCTACACTTGCAACTGATTTTAAACCGCTTAAGACGCTATCAAAGAAGCCTTCGCCCTCTAAATGTTTTTTTGATGGTCTACCTCTCTTTTTACCTCCTTCTTTTCTTACTAATTTTAAACTTTCATTTTTAAAAACCTTTGAACCTTTACCAGTTTTACCAGCTCCTGACGTTTTAGTAAATCCGGTATCCATATGTGTACCTTCAGCAAATCCAGAACCACCTTTTACATAATTTTTTTCCCCTTCATTAGAACCATATTGTGACGCATCACCATAAACCGCCCTTACTCCTTGGTTTACTCCGTATTTTACGTCATCATTTAAATCAGTTGGTACGGCTCCGCCTTCTAAATTTTTATTAGCATTTCCAAATTGTGTATATTCTAGATTGTGATGAAATAATTGATTATTTTCTCTTTCATTATCTATATATCTTTTATTTAGATCAATATATTTTTTTGCTATGTCTTGATTATAATTATTGTTGTATGGCATATATATAATATAAATAGATATTTATATTATTTAGATTTAAATTACATTATATTAAATATAATTATTTTTAGGCGAATCTTAGGTCAGTGGCTCCTTCATTACACCAATATAAAGTTATTACAGATGTATCAGTGGCGAGGCTACTTTGTATAGTTACACTTGCTTGACCTGCTAAAACCTGAGCCTGAGTTCCATTTACAACAGTCACAGAATATAAAGTCGTTGCATCTGCTCCACCTGCTTGACTTGATTTAACGCCCAAAATTCTAGATTGTGGGGTTAGACGTGTAGTAGCAGATCCAAAAAGTGTTGCTAAAATCCCAGTTCCCGCTAATGGTCCGCTGGCAACTTGTTGATAAACAGTTCCTTTAATTTGTCCTATTTCGTTATTTGACATAATATGTATATATATATTATAGATAAAAAATATATAAAATTATAATATTTTAAATTATTTTATATTAAATTAAATTTTTATTCTAATCTGTGTTCCAATCTTTGGCGACCACCAGAACTTCCACCCCCGCTATAACCTCCGCCAGAACGTCCAGCACCTAAAGCCCCGAGAACATCAGCCCCTTTTTGGGCGTATGGGTTATTAACCATACTTAAACCAGCTTTTACGAGTCCCGGAAGTTTTGGCATTACTTTACCAGCTACACTTTTAAGAGTATCGAGGAATCCACCGCCGACCATTCTTTTAACATCTGATTTAGAGTAAGCCTCTTGTGTGCTAGCTTCCATAACATCTGACTTAGTAAGAATACCTGTATATGTGGCACAAGTACCTCTATTACAAACAAAGATCCCGCTATTCATTGTAATTACGACAATTTCGGAATTGTTAATAGCCACTGCGGATTGATTTGAGACGGTTAAGTTCATTTGTAAATTAAAGTTGCCCAAACTACCCGGGCTGTAGAAGTCTTCGACCAGCTGTATGTCTTTTGCAAAATCTAAAATTAAAACAGATCCAGAAGTAGGAAGTTTAGAACCAGTACCAGAAGCACTATTATATTTACTTGCATATCCCGCCCATTCTAAATATGACTGATTTGAGCCATTTTCTACACTGTATCTGAACAAGTCCTCTTTACTGCAACTTGCCAAAATACCGGAACTATTATTGAAATTTAGAGAAATGTTTTGAATAGCAAAAAAACTGTCGGTATCATTTAAAGTTTGAGAGCTTAAAGCCTTTCTTACAAAGATAATAAGTTTATCTGGAATTTGATTTAACTGAATATTACTAGTTCTTACGACTTGAGTTTGACCAGGGTTAAAAATAGGGAGGTTACCTGTAATATATCGAGGAAGTTCATAAAATGGTACTACGTTTCTACTTTCCATAAGGTCGGATGGATGAGGAGTTAAAAAGTTAAATATAAGTCTGCTATTAGTAAATGATACTATTGAGGCAGTTTGACCCCATACATTAGAAGATCTCCAAACACGCGAACCGCTATTCATTGTAAACACGAAATTCATATTCTGTATGCCATATATGCCAGCGTTGTTACTTTTTGGACAACCCCAAATAAAAGGAGAAAGTAAAAGTGGTTCGGTGACGGTAAAAGTAATATATATTTCCGTATCTGTTGCAAGTGGGGCAACAACTGAACCAGATTGTGATGAAACACTATCTAAAACCCAAGAACCGCGGGGGCTTAAATCATTATCGGCAGTAAGTGACCAACCACCCAAAGCGTTATTATTTGATCCTATACCGTCTTGATAATTTTGATAAGTATCAAATTGTACGGGTGTCATACCGTTCATTCTTTGTAATTCTCGTTTATCAATAAAACGAAGTAAAGCGGGTAATACATCAATCATATTAATAGACACTGAATTGTTATTAATTGTTGCAGTCATTACACTTAAAAGAGAATGCAATGGAAAAGGGGCGAGAGCATCAGTTAAACCGTATTGAACAGGTAATGTTCCTGCTGGTCTTCCTGCAGTCAAGGGAACATTAAGTTTAATTTGTACTGTACTTTGCCACAGTACTTTACGGTCTATTATGGTCTGTTCACTAGGTACCTGTATGTTATAAGTGTGAGACGAGTTGGACTGAGAAATTGCCTGAAAAGTTGCGGAGGTCATATTTTGTCCGCCTTTATTTACAGCGTATGAAATTTGATCAGTAACATTTAAACGGTCATCTTTAACCAGTACTTTTTTAATATCTTGAGACATATAATATATATAAATACATAAGAAAATAATAAAATTATATATTTATTATTTTATACTAAAATTTGTTTTATAACATTTATTATAGAATAACATTATTATAATCTTTTCTTCTAAACATTATTTTTATTGCCCCAGAACAACCAGAATTTAAGTTAAATGGGTGTAATCCTCCGAAAACGTCTTTCCAAAAACAGCCGATCTCAATAGCAGATAAAGGAGAAGACCCAAACAAATCTACTAACCTATATTCTGCCCCCGGAGTATATACAACATTAGGTCTATAAGTATTAGTTGGGTTAAATTCAACAACAAAATCAGTTAAAATAGGTTGAATATTAGCATTATTACCAGTATTAAATAAATTTGAATCAGAATTAAAAACTTTTGGTACGCTTACTAATTCGTTTGCAACTGGTAAAAGTGCAGTAGTGAAAACTAATGACTGTATAGGATTCCAAAGAGCAGTGGTTGCCCCTTCTTGGTACATTTGAAGAGCAGTATAAGACGGTAAAGTAAACTGATTTGTATTATATATATTTTTTACAATCAATTGAAAATTTTTACCATTAATAATATTTGTATATCCATTATAAAGAGCTTGAAAGCTATTAATTAAAGTATAGGTGGGAGCATTACAAAATATATTTATAGTATCTTTTTCT